TGCGTATGGGGCGCAAGTTCATCGGCGCGGAGTTGAAGCAGAGCTACTACCAGCAGGCTGCAAAGAATCTGCAATCGGCAGAGGTCGAACAGACGCAAGACTTGTTTGCCGCCTGACCCAGCCACCCCACCAACCAGCCCACCTAGCGTGGGCATTTTTTCGCCTGAACACCATGCAACTCAACAAGAACAACCTGCCCAGCCGCAAGGAATCAGAAGCGCGGTTCATCGCTCTGATGAAAGCACACGGCAAACCAGTGACACGCGAGGATGCCGCCAAAATCTCGGGGTACTCCACGCATCACGCCGGGAAATACCTTTGCAAGCTGAAACAGGCGGGCATTTTCGAGTCTGAAAAGACGCGGCGCGGGACGGCCTACACCATCGCTAGTTCGCAGCCTGAACCAATCCCCGAGATTGCGCATGGCTTTCAAATCAACAAATTCGCCGGGGTGTATGTCCCGCCAGTTTGGAATATCCGGGCAGGCGCCGGAGAACTTCGGAGGGCAGCATGAAAAAGATGAGCAAGTACGCGGCCAAGCGCAGAGCCAGCGGAAACCTGCACACATACAACGGCGCAGAATGGATGAACGTGATTCAGCGCTGCAACACGTATGGGGAAAAGCCGGAGTTGCCTGGGTTTGTGGATACCACGGTAGCCGCTCAAAAGTCTATGCTGCTGGTGCGCGAGGCATTGGATGGCCTCATGACCTGCACGATTCCAGATGACCCAGAACATGCATATGACGCCCTGGCTCATGCTTTGGGGGTTGCAATCATCAGGGTGATTCAGATCGACCCAGACACAGAAAACAACCCGGCGCTGCCAATTTTGCAGGCCGGCAATCAAGCCCTGACCCGAGCCATTGAGCGATGGGAGCAGCACGAATCCTGGGGATTGGATGGCCTGGGCCGGGCTGATCTACTGGAAGCTATCGAAGTCTATGAAGAAATCCTTAGAAACAGCAGTCCGGCGCAAATGACCAAGGCGACCGAGGAACGAATCAAAATTCTGGCAGGCCGTACACGGATGCCCATTGAAGTAGCACGGAGAGCAGCATGAGCTTCACACACGAAGAATCGGAAATCATCAGGGATGCAGATATAGATGGGAGCCTCAAGGACTACTCGCCCGCTGTTTACATCAATCGGATCGTGGAAAGCGCGCTGAATCTGCGCGATTCCCCCTCGTTCATTGATGCTGAAAAAGAGATCGGGGGACTGGGTGAATCATTGATTCTGCTTTGCGCCAGTCTCGATCTTGACCTGACAACCTGCATCAGGAAAGCGAGGAAGCAATGACACTCCCCGAAGAACTCCGCCAGGAAGGCTAACCCATGAAGGGAATCGCCTACTACAACGAAATCGACTCATACGCAGCTCAATGGCTGCGCAACCTAATCAACGCTGGGCACATTGCGCCTGGATATGTGGATGAACGGAGTATTGAAGATGTCTACCCAAGCGACTTGCGTGGATTCACGCAGTGCCATTTCTTCGCCGGCATCGGAGTCTGGTCCTATGCCCTTCGGTCTGCCGGATGGGGTGACGACCGACCTGTTTGGACTGGCTCCTGTCCGTGCCAACCTTTCAGCTCGGCAGGCAAAGGATCTGGGTTTGATGACGAGCGGCACCTCTGGCCAGTTTGGATGAGATTGATTGCAACTTGTTCACCGAGTATAATATTTGGTGAACAGGTTGCATCAAAAGGGGTAATAGGATATGGAAATGAAGGCTTGTACGGTGTGCGGGGAGGTCAAACCCCTGGATCAGTATCGGAAATATTCCGGCAGAGGAAGGCTCGGATTGAGGCCGTTATGCAAGGTGTGCCAGAGGGCGTACGAGAAAACTTGGCGGTCCAATTCGACAGAGGCGCGAAAAGCAGCAAGAGCGAAAAGAAGCCAGAAAACAGAGATTTATTCGAGGGAATACAGGGCCAAGAATCGGGCGGCTTACTTGATTTCGGAGTGCAGGAGAAGGAGCCAAAAGAAGGGGATTGCTTTCGATCTAGATGCCCATGTGGATCAAATACAAGATCGAATATCCAAAGCGATTTGCGAGGTATCGGGGGTTGCTCTTTCTCTGGGGGTCGCGCCGGGTCGGGCGTACAACACACCATCGCTGGACAGGATAGACCCAGGCAAGGGATACATCTATGGGAATGTTCGGATAGTAGCTTTTGCGGTGAACGCGATGCTGGGGGACTGGGGGGAGGAAGTGGCGATGTCAATCATCGCGCAGTGGTTGAAAAACAAGGCGTAAAAAATGACGAGTCAAGAACTTCAGGAGCGGGTGACGTTGAATCTAATGAGGCGGCTAGAGGGGCATGGCTCGACCTTGTATTCGATGACTTGGAAGGCGCAGGTTACGCCTGCGCAGCGGCTGCTTTTCCGGCTGCGAGCGTCGGTGCCCTGCACATCCGCGACAGGCTCTACTGGGTGGCCGACGCCTCAGACCAGCGACTGCACGGGCGGCGGTCAAGCAGCCCGGGCAATGGGGGATGCCCGCCACGGCAGCAACTTGAACAACTTTGCGATGCTGGCGGCCTGGGCGACCCCAAGTGCCAGGGACTGGCACTCGGCCAGCGGGTCGCCGGAGTTTCTGGCGGTACGTCTGGAGCAGAGCCGGGGCAAGCCCCTGTCGGAGCAGGCGTTCACGCTGGCGGGCTGGCCGACCCCATTGGTGGGCAGCACATCACCAGCGGCGCACGGGCAGATCAGCGGGGACTATCGCCGGGCGATGGAGGTCATCAAGGACGTGCCTTGCCCGGCCCGACTAACGGCCTCTGGCGAGATGCTGATTGGCTCCTCTGCAGGGATGGAAAGTGGCGGCCAGTTGAACCCGGCACATTCCCGCTGGCTCATGGGGCTACCGCCCGAGTGGGACGCCTGCGCGCCTACGGAAACGCAATCTGCGCTGAAGCGGCGCGCACGTTCATTGAAGCAGTGATGGAGACGCAACCATGACCTTGATTGAAGAACTCCGCCAGGCCGCGCACTACACCGCTCTGGATCACCACAGGGATCTTCTGGAGAGAGCGGCGGCAGATGTGGAAGCAAAGACATACGCACTCAAATATTGCGCGGCCGTGCTGTCCGGCGAAGAACTTAACAAGTTTTCGTTGATTCGGGCGCTGGAATTTTCCCGATCCGCCCTGTCCACCCAAGGAGAAAAGACATGAATGAAATCACAAAATACTTTTATCTGCAGCTTATGTGGATAGTTGAAGAGATTAACCTGAGTGATGAGCCGGAAACGGCAGAGGAAGCATTCGATTCATATTTAATTTGTGCATGCGGACATACCAAGGAGAAATATGGTGATGATGCAATTGATCAAGTGAATGGTGTTGGAGAACTTGACGATATGATTTTGGAGTTCATTAAAATCTATGAGTTTGGCGATATTGGTAATTATGAGGAAATAAAAGATCGCATTCACCATATTTTGTCCCAAGGAGAAAAGACATGAGTGAAGCACTCAAAAGCGCATCCATCTTGCTCAAGGTGAGCAGCGAAGGTGGAAGCCGGATCGAGGCCAGCTACCAATCGAATCGGCGCGGCGCAAAGGTCCAAGCGACACCGCAGCAGACCATGGTTGAAGCCGTTGCCGAGATGGCCCGCCTTGCCGAGTTTTGCGGCTTCGGTCAGGCGTTCGCCGATGAAGTTGAAGCAGCCCGCAAGCGGGTTCAAGAGTACCGTGCCCGCGCCACCGGAAAGGATGCGAATCATGAGTGAAGCAATCGAAGACGGCGGCCCGGCGTATCCGCTGAAAGAGCCATTGACCAGTGATGCCTTGGGCATGAGCCTGCGCGATCACTTCGCGGGGTTAGCAATGGGCGGCATGTGCAGTGAAGGGCCGGCTCCACGAAAAGAAGAACTCGACTATCTCGCCACTCGCAGCTATCAAATGGCCGACGCCATGCTCCGTGCCCGCGCTACCGGGAAGGGGGAGTGAGATGAGCTCCACCTCTGAAGTCATCCGGCTGGCAAATGAGGCCGGGTTTGAAAAAAATCGTTGCTATGACGTGATCCTTCGCCATTCCAACGGCAGTTGGATCAATTGTCTTGAGCAGGTCGCCCGCCTCATTTCTCTCGCAAAGGCAGAGGAGAGGGAGGCTTGTGCAGTAGCAGCATGTTCCACAGGAATGGATTTGCACATGAAATCGTTTGATGCCCGTGAGATTGGATCGCGGGCCGCTCAAGTTATCCGAGCCCGAACCTGGGAGGCCCCATGAGCACCGGCCCCAGCCTCATGGCAAAGGCCACGCACTTCGGCCTGATCCTCGGAACCCTACTTGATCTGGGGTACAGCCCCAAAGAGATCCAAGCCATGTTCAGCCAATCAAACATTAAGGCCGGGATTGAGATCCTTGGCCGCGCCCAGGAAGGAAAGAAAGCATGAGTCCCCAAGACCAAATCCTGCTATTTTGCATGGGCCTGTTTTTCGGCTGCATGGCAACCATTCTCATTGCTGGACTAGCGATCAGCTTTTACAAAGCCGAGGTGAAAGCATGAGCACCACAGAACAGAAGGCGCTTGCCGCCCTGCGCCAGATCCACGAATGCCTGCACGACCACGGAGCGGGAAAGTACAGGGGACCGGTGTCCACGAAGCAGCGCGAGGATGCGTTTGGCAATGTGGACATGCTGGAGTCGGAGGTTCGCCGCCTCTCCGCATTTGAGGTCGAGGCCACGGCCCGACTTGCCAGCAATGCCGATGCGATGGACAAGGCAACCGCCCAGATCGCCAATCTGCGAAACCACATCCACACCTGCGGCCCGAACTGCACAAAGGCGGGATGCCGCAACCGTCAGTTGTCCGACCGCCTGGGCCACTGGGAGAGCGCGATCGGCGCAGTGATGCAGCCAGACCTGAAAGACTGGCACGACAACGACGCGGCTGAGTGGCCCGACATTGCTGCGGGGATCATCACGACCTTGCGCGAACAGCGCGATGAAGAAGTCGAATTGTCTGGTCAGCTTGCAACCCAGCTTGCAACCCAGAAGGGGGAGCTTGCAACCCTGCGCGCCCAGGTGGAGGCGCTGACTAAGCCGAAAGAGCCGGTGGCATGGCTGTATCACGATGCGCCCACCCTGGAAGACTGCCTTGACAATGAGCGTCTAGGCTTTCCAGTCAATTCGGTGCTGCTGACAATTCGCCGGCGCGCAGGAATGCGGAATGAGACACCTCTCTACACCCACCCCGCCCCCTCGCCGCTGACACGGCCAGCCGTGCCCGAGGGGTACAAGCTGGTGCCGGTGGAGCCGACGCCTGAAATGGGGTGGGCGTATCTGGACGCGGCCCGTCTTCATGCGGCAAATGGTGCCGAGGACACGATGCGCTTTTCCTGGGGAGGCTACCGCGCCATGATCGCCGCCGCTCCCCAGCCCGAGGCAACTATTAAAGAATCCTCAAGGGTTGAAGCACAGCCCACCGAGGCAGCACAGCCCATCACCCGAGAACAGGCAAATGCCCTATGGAATCTCTGCCTGAAAAAATACAAGCGGCCTGATGAGTTTGATTTGATCACCGAGTTCTTGGCAGCACAACCCAAGGGAGGAACACCGACATGAGCAGGTACAACGCACTCAGGCGGGCTGGCATCGGCCCATTTGCATCCGCCTTGATTTCCAGTCTCAATTATCTGCGCGGGATACCTGCAGGCAAAATCAATTTTTTGACCATCCAAATGGAGTACGAGCCATGACCCCAGAGAACTGGCCGGAGCCGGATGGATTGGTAGTTGAGTTGGCCAACTTAGGCTCTGTAAGCATCAAATTCAACAAGCTCCCCGCCCTAGGGGAGTCCATCTACACCGCCACCCAGGTCCAGGAGATAGTCAGGATGGAGGTGGAGGCCATAGCCAAGCTGGTCAAAGCTGAATGGATGACCGAGTCAGACATGGAATATGGGGAGCGGCTTGCTGAACTCATCCTGGCAAAGCTCAAGGAGAACAAAGATGCTGACTGAAGAACAAAAGGCCGCCATCATCAAACGCCATGCCACAACCTACCGCAATCGGGTGGTGGACACCAAGGCCCTCGGGTTCACTGAGGCCGATTTGAACGCGCTGATCGCAGATGTCGAGCAAGCCGTGCGCCAAGAGATGGATGCGGACTCGGCCCGGCTGGATTGGATCGGCCACCAATCCCTTGAAGACCTAGCAATGGGTCTTGTGATCGACGCGCCTCATGACGGCGAATATTACGTATTTGGGGATGATGGGCGCACGGGGTACGGTCAAACACTTCGCGCCGCAATTGACGCAGCAAAGGGGCAGACATGACCGACAGAGAGCTACTTGAGAGCGCGGCTAGGGCTGCGGGGATCTTCATGCGCAAGGAGGATTGGCCATACAGCGATCCATTCGACCCTAGTTACCTGGACACGTTTTACGACCCTGAAACGAACTCAATCAGCGGCACTCGCGTATGGCATGGAGGCAATGGAGATGTCGGAGGCCTGGAGACCTACACATGGAGCCCTCTTAACTACGACGACGAAGCCTTCCGACTGGCAATCGATTTGAAAATCGATCTCCACTTCGAGCGCAACGGGATCGCAGATCAAGAATTTATCGTTGAGGCGTTCTGCCTGCGCGATGAAGAAACCGGAGGATGCAGGTGCCTGATGGAAGTTCTTGGGGATGATCCACGCGCCGCCACTAGAAGGGTTATCACCCGTGCCGCCGCAGCCATTGGGGAGAATGTGAAGTGAGTTTCTGCCAAGCCTACCCCACCAAATTTGAGGTCTACGATGAATATGGTGAGTGCATCGTGAAGATCGAGGCGTTTGATGAGGATTCATCCAACGTCAAGATTGACACAGTGATGACGCCTGAGACATGGCTGGAGGTCTCAGTAGAGGTGCACAAGTGCCTGCTGCTGATTCATCCGGAAAAAGACTAGACCATCACCCCAAAGGCTTCCAAGGCTCAGGCTCGCGCTCTGGATAGTCTTTTGGTCTTGGCAATGATGCATCCCGCTGCTTCATCTTCTTGACCTGCCTGGGCTTGAGATGATCGGAGTGGCGGATCATTTGCCAGCGAGCATCTCGGTCTTTTGGGCGCTGCCGCTGCTGGTGCCGTAGTAGTAGGACAGGACCATTAGGGCCACGCTGTCAGCAAGGCCCAGAATCCGGCCGATCACCACGTCAGGCACACCCGGCGGATAGCCGATGAAAAGCACGGCACCCTCTGCGCCCAGGGTCATCAGTAGCAGCATCAGGGACAGGACAAACAGGCGGCTTTGAATGCCTCCGGTCGTGTTGTTTGTGCGGGCGCTGTCGCGGTCTTTATAGGCCAGCTCGGCATATTTGAAGCCGCGCTCTTTTTCGTCGTTCTGGTATTGCAGTTCAAGCTCACGGATTTTCGCCAGCGATTCGGGGGTCAGTTGGCCGTCTGTGAATACTTTGGCGATGGCATCTTGAGTGGGCTGAGAAACGCCCAGGATTGAGCCCAGGGAAGAAACGGCCATCCCAGCCAACGGTCCGCCTAATGCCGAAGCCAATGTTGGGGCGAGTGATTTGAGTGTTGCGAGCCAGTCCATCATGCCCCCAGAAACATTTTGCGTTCAGCCTCACGACGAGCCACCAAGCCCGGCAGGATCTTGCCAGCACCTCGAACCCATCTCGGGAACTCATCCGCTGCCCCGGCATAGTCCCGGTTGTTGAGTTTCTTGAGCAAGGTCGAATTGCCCAGATTCCCGACGCCAAGGTTATAGGCGAATGACACCAGGGCATCAAACTGCGATTGGGTCAGCGGGATAGTCACGAGGCCCGTCACGCCCTTTTCATAACGGCCCAGCGTATCGGCCAGCAATTGCACAGCCTGGGGCTCGGTGATCGCGGGGTCAGACATGGAGACTTCGCGGCCATCTGCGTATCGGGTCGAGCCGTAGCCAATCGTGGGAATGTCTGCTGGGCAGCGATAGGGCTTGCCGGAGAATCCCTCGAATCGCTTGATGAGGTCAATACCCGATTGACTGGTTTTCATCGGTCAGCCTTTGCGCTCAATCCCGAGTGAAGTGCGCTCATCATTTCGATGTGGCGCTGCTCACTGCGGGCTGAATGGTCATCCAGCTTTTTGAACAAGGTGGATAAGTCCTGGCGATTCTGGTCAAGCTGGCGCTGATGATCCGCTTTCACGGTATCAAGCGCGGCAGCATTGGCTTTCCACAGCAAACCCGCAAATGCGGCGGCAATTGCCCCGGACCAGTCCAGTAATAGCCGCGTAATTGACCCGTCGTCAGGTGTCATTTTGTGCCCCATGATTTGACAGCCCGCATTTTACAGTCGGTTACCAGATAACTGCCTGAACAGAATC